GAGATTTGTACGAAAAGCATAATTTTATGATGAGCGTGATGCTGGAACTGACAGCAAGGTCACGGAGACAGGGGTTAAAGGTAAAATCCAGAGACGGAACCAAGACACTGGAAGAAGATCCATTCAAGGAAGGCTCTGAAATCGCACTTGGGCAGGGCGAAGACGTAGAACCACTGGGATTACTGGAAATGTCCAGAGAATCCGGGGCTTTTATGGGTCTTGTTGCAGGAGAAATGCAGAGAGGTGGCTTACCTCACTCTATTTACGGTCAACTCGAGTTTCAGTTGTCTGGATTTGCTATAAATACCCTGCGTCAGGGAGTGGAAACTGTACTTATGCCACGACTTTCCGCACTAGAGAGAGCATACTCAGTTATATTTCGTCTAATGTGTGACCAGTACATAACAGGAGCCTTTAAATCCATAGAGGTTAGCGGTCAGGACAAGAACAGGATGTATTTCGCAGAAGAAATTACTCCTGAAATGATTCGTAACGGAGGCGATGCCGAAGTTACCTTTATGGGTCAGCTGCCTCAGGACGAGATGAGCAAGATGAGCATGGCCCAGATTGCAAGAGAAGGGCAGACTCCTCTACTTCCAGATACATATATACGTGACCAGATACTTGGGCTACAGTCAGCCGATCAGGTTGACGACTCTATCAAAACCCAGATGGCTGAGAGCATGTTACCCGAAGCTGGCCTGTGGACAATGCTACAGGCAGCAATTAATCAGGGAAGACAGGACTTGGCACAGTTCTATCAGGGTGAATTGTTAAGATTGTTTACTATGAAGAGCATGGAACAGGCACAGATGATGGGTGGTGGTGCTATGGGTCCGCAGGGAGGCCCACCTCAGGGTGGCCCACCGATGGGTCCACCGGGGGCACCTCCAATGGGACCACCGGGATTACCACCTCAGGTAATGCCTGATGCAATGATGGGGGTACCACCAGTACCTCCCACTGCTCCAGTTGGTCCTTCAGTTCCACCGGGAACTCCAAGGCCGGGAGCACAGAATACAGAAACAAGATTACAGAGTTTAGGTTTGATTCCACCGACAGGAGGATAGGGTTATGAATAGGTATGGATTTGGTGATGAACAGAGAATGTCTGGTATGGGTAACATACCCGGACTGTTTGCTGCATCTCCTACTATTGGAAACTTACCTCCAGAGATGGCAGCCAACCTGATTACTTCCAGCTTACAGGCTCTATCTCCTCAGGGATCGGGTACTCCATTTCAGGACTTTGAAATGACGGGTCCAGCCTTTAGTAAAACTATGGATGATATGGATCAGACTCCTCCTCAACTTCCATTACCACCATTACCTACTGAGCAAAGAACCGGATTAGATTACTTTTTAAAAGGTCCACAAGCTGCTTCAACTGCTCCTAGCTGGAATCCGGTAGATACTCTTAAGAGCGTTGCTGGAGCCATAGGATTAGGAAATCCCTCTGAGAGTATATTTGGAATTCCTTGGAGTAATGATCCTGCATTGGCAGCAAGAGGATCTATTACAGAAGGAAGACCAACAGGATCGGATATTCTTGCTGATCGAATAGCAAACCAAAATATAGAACAAATATCAACGGATCTCCAAGGCAATCCGGTGTATTCAATAAACCCAAGTGGGCAGAGCGTATTGGACCAATGGGGAGAAAGGCCAACAGTAATACCAAATGAGGTAACTTTTGGTCCTCCAATCTTTAGGGAAGACTGGAGAGAAAACTGGCCTGAGTCAAGAGAAGCTGCATCCTTAGGTTCTATAGAGGACGAGATGGGAGCATTGTCTAGTATGGGATTACCACCTCCAGTAGTAGGGGATACAGGTCCAAGTGCGTTCAGGAGATTTCTTACTGGCCCGGAATCTGCTCCAACTGCTCCTAGCTGGAATCCATTAAACACTCTTGAAAGCGTTGCTAGAGCATTATTGACAACAGATCGACCAGAAGTGTCTGTTCCCGGATATGCAACAGTAGGAGCCTTTCCTAAAACCTCTCCAATAGGAGAAAGGGCAGCGGAGAAGGAAGCAGCGTTACTTGCTTCCTACGCTGCTATGAGTCCTGAATTTAATGTTCCAAGTAATATACTGGGATTTGAGGAGCCTGCTGCTATTCCTACCAGAGCAGAGCAGGATGCAGCAGCAATGGCTGCTGGGACTGATATTAGTAGTCCTTGGTTTACAAAGTACGACACTCCTGAAGGTATTCTAGCGACTCAAGCAGGAGTTCCTTATCAGTCAGCAAATGATGTGGCAAAGATGTATGGGCAGAAAATGCTTGAAGGCGATCTCAGTTATGGTCCTCCTTTGATGGGAGATACATCAGACAGGCCAGCATTTATAGGTGATGTTGCAGAAGCAATGTATAACTTTAATGTTGGAATACCGGGAGGCCCAACGGTAGCTGCATTGGATATTGTTGAAGGTATCACTGATGCTGCTCAAGGTGCAGCAGATTTAGCAACGGCAGGATACCGGTCTGCAAGCGGAACTACAGATGCAGATATAACTAACAGGTTTAATAGTGCAATAGAATTTTATAATTCGGTAAAGGGAACCCCTCAAGAAGCATATGCAAAGTCAGCACTAGACAGGGCAACAGCAGAGCATAATGCAAGGTTCACTGATGGACCAGTCGAGGTTGACATGGGAGATACATCGGCATCTGGCGGTGCTGTAGCCAGTGCTGTTCCAGCAAAAGAACCAGTGAAAGCGGTTCAGGAAGCTAATAAGGTTGTAAAACAGTTAGCAGATACAGCTGCTACGACTACTACTAACACCATTGGTGGTGACCCTTTTTCTCCTTGGAATGAATCTGTAACACAAACTGAATCAGCCAATGTCCCTGTAGTTACTCCTGCAGCCAAGGCTCCTGCAGCAAATGTTCCGTTTACTCCAGAACAGTGGGTAGCAGCTGGTTACACATTGCAACCTGACGGTAGCTGGGATATAGAAGATACTTCAGCTGCTCCAGCTGCTCTCGGTGGCGGTGGTGGTGGCGGCGGCGGTGGTGGTGGCGGTGGTGGTGGTGGTGGCGGTGGTGGCGGTGGTGTACCGATGACAACTGGATCTGTTACTAATCCTTGGCAACAAAGTCTCTATGATGCCAGCCTTAGTCCACTGGATGCGTTTAGAAAATGGAGAACGGCCCAGTTTGGTGGTGCCCCATTGAGTGTCCTTGGATCTGAGAAAGGTCAGGCTGCATTAACTGGTGGATACTATCCTGCTTACGGTAGGTTTTTATTGAATCGTGCTGCTGGTGGTGGGGAGGGAATGGATATGGTTGGTCCGGGGCAGGCATTTGGTCAGTACCTAAGAGGAGACAGGGCAGGACTTGATGACATACGATCAAGATATAGCAGGCTCTCTGACTATCTTTCTTCTGACGAAACAATGATGGACCCTCAATACAGTAATTTGTGGGGGATGTTCGGAGGAGGCCCAAGTAGATCAGATATGGTTGCAATGTCACAGGCTGCCCTTGGGTTGGGTGGTGGGATGAGTGGTCGTGTAGGACAGAACCTTGGGACACTATACGATCTTATGCAAGATAGATATGGTGCTGGTGGAACAAAGAAATTTGCAGACTACATTGGTGGTTCTTTCCCTATGGTGCCGGGAAATATAACATCTCAGCAGGCGTACTCTATGCCTGCTACCAAAGCAGCTAATGCCTTTACTGCTGCTACTGGCAATGGGATGACTAATGGTTTTGAAGATTGGGATAAAATATATGGGGGGGTTTAAGTAATGACTACTACTAATAACGCATTTGCTGGATTCACCACTGCTAACGATCTGGGAGAGTTCATGGTAGAACAAGACCCTCAGACAGCATTTATGACGCATCTTGCAGGGCAACAGTTTCGTGGAACCAATCCTATGCAGGATAGGGCCAGAGACTATTTCCAAGGTCAGTATTCTAATATTTATAACAGGTTTCTAGGAGACAGGGGTCTGGAGATGAAGAGTCAAAAAGACCCGGCTAAGTGGACTACTTTCTCCCAGTATCTTGAAAACAAATCTACAGAAAATCCATACACACAAAGATACGCTGCTCGAACTCCGTATGAGAGAGGAATGTCTACAAGGCGGTTTGCTCCTAGCACTAGGTTTATTACCTACTAATGCCTCACGAATGGTGGCATAAGGATGTAGTTGATAGAGGCTGGGATGCCTTCAAAGAGTATGCGATGCCTCTTGGACAACGAGCACTGCAAGAATCTCTTGAGTTTTCTCCAATACCTAAACAAGTTCCAGTTGTTGGTGGATTTGGTCTTGAAGAAGTATTGAAGGGGGTAGAGTTTGTACATGAGAGAGGCATGAAGCCTTGGATGAGTGGCTTTACAGAATTTTTACCAGTTAGTTGGGAGGATACGCCTCAATCCCAAGAAGCTGCTTGGTACGATCCTAAAGGTAGGTATCAGGGAAAATGGGATTGGAATCTAGATGCTTATCGTAAACCTGACGGTAGCGTTTCCCCATCTGCTCTTCTAGATTTAGCTACCACTGCTAGTACCGGGGGATTAAAAAATGTTTTTGGTGAGTTCATTAATGTTCCAACAAGTGCTAAAGACACTGTACGTGCCCAGAGAATAGATGAGGTTGCAAGACAAAGAGAAGCAGAAACCGGGGTTCCCCTTTCAGAAAGAGAGAGAAGGGAAATAGGAGAGGACATATATAAGTTACCTCCTTACGTTAGAGGACTCACTGAAGAGTTACCCTATCTTGCTATACCGCCAGCCAGAGTTGCTCGTACTGCATTGCAGGGAGCGAGAGCAGGACAGGCTCTAAGTACGGCAGGGAGATTAGGGGCAGCTGCTCCTGTGGCAAGAGGAGCATTACGTGGTGCTGAGATGGCACTAAAGCCAGTAGAGTTACTTGAAAGAGGTGCTGAGAGAGTTATTACTGCTCCATTCAGGGGAATAGGTGCTGTTGGCAGGGGTGTTGGTAGTCAGGTAGGGGCATCTAGAGCAAGGGCAGAAACCAGAAGAGCAGCACAAGAAGTGCCTACAGTTCCAGAAGATCCCTTTGTAAGAAAGGTACCAAGAGTCTTGTCCCCAGAAGAAAGGTATTCTGTTAAGCCTCCTCATTTACGTACCCCAGAAGAAATAGCTGCTGTTGCTAAAAGGGCTGAAGTTGATATGCCAGTTCCTGAAGGTCAAGGTCAGGAAGTTATTATGGGTGGCCCAGCCAGACAACCATCAGCAGTAGCAAGAGAAACAACTGTTGGAATATCGGCAACTGTAGAACCAGATCAAGGATTCACTAAGTATTTTTCTGCTGAAGACCACGATGACTGGGTTCGTGCAAAGGAAATACTGGGAAAGGCTTATAAGTACGAAGATGCTCCATTGTTAAATTGGCGTAACTTGGAATGGTCACAGGAAACTATAGATAGATTGTCTATCGCTGGTCGAAACAGAGTTTCCCAGAAGCTGACAGACGATGGGTTTGAAGCTGTAGTAGAAAGCAACTCCGGGTTATTTGGTGGCGTAGTAGAACCCAGTATTGTTATTAGGGCATCTGTTCCAGATAACCAGCTAGACGACTTTACTCGTACCGTTGTTGATTTGGCAGATACTGAGTTTAATCAGAGAAACGTGATTGTGCATTCTGTAGAACCTGATTTAAGTCCTACTTATGGGAGGACCAATAATGCCTCAACGATTGGGGAAACCTTGGAGCCTGCTGTTAGCATAAGGCTCTCAAGGCCATTAACTCAGCAAGAGATACAAAAATACGGACTTCGATATGTAGACATTGAAAAGGAAATAGGTCTTAGTGGATACGGTGGGTTTGCTGTGCATCCCGACAGGCAGGGATTAGATATACTGAACCTTACGGTGTATAATGATGATTATCCAAAATATGCTGCTACTGTAAAGAGATTCGTAGGAGAACTGATTAATGACGGGATTGGAACTGGACAAACTCTTGAACGAACTACTCGCAGAGTACGGACTATCGGTGAAGGCCGTGACGGAATCACGTCATATGCCGACTACCGGGGTCATCATGACGCCCAGAGGGGACCGACGAGCCGATTCCGTGACGAACCAGCCCCAGCAGAACGAGCAACTGCCGAATCAGTAGAACCAAGGGCACCTCCTCAACGTCAGGCATCTGGTCCTGATGCTAGTGTAGAGGAACTTGCTCCTTCTCTTCCTGAAGAAATTCCTGCTCCCAGAATGAGAGTAGAGAATGTTGCTCAAGATCAAGGTACAGCAAGAGCAGCAGTAATGGGGATGCAGCCTCAGCAGTTACAGCAAAGGCGAGCATCCAGACCCAGCGTGGGCCATCAGGAAGCTGAACAGGCTATTGGTGGCAGGCTTAGTAGATTAAGAGACAAGCTGGGTAATGACTATGCAGACCGTATTGCTGCTGGTATGAAAGCTAGGTTTCCTAATATAGCTGATAAGTACGTAGCTTTTATTGCTGATGCGTGGGACTCTGGATTTGGACTTAGGATACTTGAGGACTATGCTTGGCGATCTGCGAATCCTAATGCTCTGTTTAACCCCCTTGCTCGTATGGCAGTACCAGTTGCTGATCGGTTAGTTCGTGCTACAGGGGCTGCTGTAGGTAAAGGACACGCACGATACGTAAACTTTATGAGAGATCAGATTGAACCGTTACTTGCCAGAGGTGCAACTCCAGAAGCTATAGAAAGAGTTATACAGGCAAGGCATTGGTCTGTTCTTGCAGCTAAATTTGAAGGACGAGGAGTTCCAAGTATTGTTGATCCTGCTAATCCAACCAAAAAGATAAAGGTTGATTCTGCTGATTTAGCTAACTGGACTGACAGAGAATGGATACGAAGGAATACTATAAAAGGTGTAACCCTATCGGATGATGCACTTGATGCTATAGAAGAAGGTGCTTCTGCTATTCGTGATGTGTACAGGGAACAGCGTGGCAGGATGTTACGTGAAGGATTAATAGATCAGGAAAGATTTGATTACTGGCAACGAGAGTACGAATGGTATAACCCAATTCAGTATCAGGAGTTTGCAGATCAGGGCAATATATCTGATATGTATCGTGGTTTAAATGGTGGACTTTCTGATAATGGGATAAGAAAACTTACTGACGATTCTGTTGAAGCTCTTGGTGCGTTACCACCACTTGGTGAAGTAATGCTTAAAAACCTGATAGCTACTGAGTTAAGGCTTACACGTAACAGCATAACTAAGAAGGCTGTCATTATGGGTCTGGATACGGAGATTGGCCTTAAAGATGTCTCTAGTAAGTTTGTTCGTAAAGTAAAAAGAAAAGACGCAGACGGTAATCTTATAAAAGACGAGAATGGAAGGGCTATAGATGACATAGAATTGATGCCTGTTCCGTATGCAGAGGAAACTGCTTCAGGGTTTATATCTTATTACCATAACGGTCAACGATTTGTATATGGCAGTACAGAAGGAAGCACTGCACCTAAATGGTTCTGGGATGTACTGAATGGCAGATCGGGATTAGCCTTACGTGGAGATAAAGAAATTGATGCTGCTCTTGGTGCAGCTAATGGATTCTTTAGGTCTATGTATACAACCTATAATCCTCTTTTCTTTGTGCGTAACGGTCTTATAGATATGTTTACAGTGTTCTTAAAGGCTGGAGTCTTACCTCCAGTCACGGCACAGAGAGTTATGAAGAGTCTCTGGAACGCTGCTAGGAATAACGAAGATCGCATGATGGAACTTATGCAGTTAAGTGGGGGGTACTCTGATCGGTTTTACGATGTTGACGCTAACTTAAGAAAAATAACTGAACAGATACGAACTGCTGGAACAAGACAAGATGCAACAACTATAAACCCAAAAGATGTTACAGGTAAGACGTTAAACAAATACCTAAAAAATGCAGTTAATCCTAATACCAGTATTACTGGTAAGTTAAAAAGAATTATTCCTGCTACTGGTTCTGCAATTGAACAGTCTCCAAGGCTTGCTGTTACAGAAAAGGCTTTAAAGAAATATATTGGTAAAGATGAATTTAAAAGGTTAATGAAACTAGATCGTAAGAAGTTTAACGATGAGATGTTAAACAACTGGAAAGATACTGGTGTAGGGCTGGTTGATACTGATGAGATGCAGAGGGCAGCACAGAATGGGGTTGAAGCTACCTTAGATTTCTCCAGAGGTGGTGATGCGATACGAAGATGGAACAACTACATACTGTTCTTAAACGCAGCTATGGAAGGATTCAAGTTACCATTTAGAACAATGGGATGGAACTTGCATCCAGTGATAAGGCCAGTGCGAAATCCGGTAGAGGGTGGCCCTAAGTTTGAGTTTGGTTCTTTATCTGAACAGATGAAAAACATGCTTCCGTTTAGAGGTAACCGTATTCAACAGGGGCGTGGAGTAACAGGAAGAGTGTTTGATGGAGTTAATGGTGGGCCTCGAAATGCAGCTATGATAATAGGATCAATGGTTGCTACCTACTGGGGTATACAGAACTACTGGAACAAACAGTTCACATATGAAGGGACACCTCTTTATTACGATATTCCTACTTATGTCAGGTACAACTCTCTTATTTTTATGTTGCCTCCAGATAAAGATGAGAATGGCGATTTAGTTTTAGATCCTAAGACTGGTCGTCCTGTTCCTAAATACTTGGTTATCCCTCACAGATTAAGAGAGTGGAATTTAATATTTCAGTCTGCGACATTACTAGATGAAGAAACAGACAAAGATGTCCCAATGGACAAGAGCAAGCTGGCTTGGGAAGTGTTTAAGTCCACTTCACCTGTATCTGATTTGCCTATGCCAGAATTAATTAACGTAGGAATGGAAGAATGGACAGGATATGATTTCTTTAGAAACGCTCCTATAGTTGACGAAGAGTTACAGGGTGGAGAACTAGAAGAGCAATATAATCAGTGGACATCTGAATCTGCTAGGAAAGCAGCAGGAATACTTGATGAGCTTCCTGCACCTGATCTTATAGGAGATGTAATAGGTAGCCCCCAGAGGTTAGATCATCTGTATGAGAACATTACTGGTGGAGCAGGAAAACTTGTTACCAGTTTTGCGGATTATATGTTCAGAGTAGTTGATGAGTTACGTGATATAGAACAGAGGCCAATGACGGAGAAGGTGGAAGAGTACAGAGATATGGACCGAACTCGCAGGATGGAGTTCAGAGCATCTCTTACTGAGGAAGAGTACGAAGAGTTTGATCGTGAGATACGTATGCCCAAGAAAGAAATTCCTTTCTGGGACGCAATGATTAAGTCTTTCTACCCTGAAAAGGGTGGTGGTTTGTTTGAACTATCTCAGGCTCAGACAGAGGAGATATTCCCTGATGTGTCTGCTGAGGATACTCGTAAGGCAGGAAGGCTTATGGGTAAGGTTAGGCAGCAATTAAAGTATCAGCAGAATAAAGATGATCTACAGTTACAGAGTTGGGTAAAGCAGGGTATAGGTGCAAAGTTATCTCCAAAAGAATGGAGAGGTGAGAAGTCTGATAGGTGGAATAAGTACGAAGGTGCAGAGATAGCGTCAACACAGATATACCAACAATCTATACGTGGGCAATCAGATGAGGTAAAGGACGCTTACTACGATTCTTTGTATACAGCAGCTGGAAAGATGGGAGACATACGAGTAGGGGCAGACTTGTTGCTTG